GTTAATTGAAAAAGTGGTGGGAGTTAAAGGAGTGATTTGATAGACGTTTCCATTTAACTGCATCATGCCGAAGTTGATTGGGAAGTAGAACCTAACAAATAACCCTGGCAGATACCCATTAGCCTGAGTAGTAGTCACAACCCCCGGATTTGCTTGGGTAATACTGGCTACTTGTTGGCGGTTGGGAACAAAGAAGTTATTTATCGTCACTCGACACTAAACTCCAAGGACTCAAATCCATACCTTCGGACACGCTTAACAATATTATCTCTAGGTGCTAAGGTTAATCCATCTGGGCCCATTACTTCTTGGCTAGCGGGGAGTTGATCGCCAACAGACTTAAATCCATGAATTGGATAAGAGCATGAGTTAATCTTGCCATTAATATGGGTGGCCGTGGCATCAATTCCATTAAGATGGCGCGCTACATAGAGAGGAATTTCGTAAGTTCCCTCATCGATCATAGTTTTATCAAACATAGGAACGCCTTTATATTTTCGCACTTGAATGCGAACTGAAGAACCAGGGTTATCGAAACAACGGAATCTGCCCTTTACAGTTTTGGTCTCTTCTTCAATAAATCTTTGAAGTCTTTCATTATTTGAAATAGTTCTATTTTCTTTTGGTGCATCGGAAATGTCAGTAGTGATTTTAGATGGCTTATCGGATGTTACTGATGCTGCTATATTTAATGTCTTCATAAATCCCTTGGGTTAATTTAAAAAAGGGGGAGTTTCCTCCCCCAAACTACTACAATGAGGTAGCTTTGTAAGCAATCCACTGATAAAGTTTTGCAGTTGTTTGAACGGCGGTACCAATGATAACCCCTCTGAAAGAGACGTTTCTTGTAGCATCGTCGAGCAAGTTGCCATAAGGCTGAGCAGTGCTGTTTACAGCAGCTTCGCCAACAGGCACAACTTGAGCAAAGTTCACACCAAGAGCTGCTTGAGCAGATGTTGGGAACGCAAAAGTTGTAAAGTTTGTACTATCAATATCCACAGTAATCGAGTTAGTTGTGGTGTTAATAGCTGTAATAGTTACCAACTGGTTGTTCATTTCGATCATTCCGTAAAGAGTAGGAACGATGATACGAACTTTTTGACCCACAGTAAATCCATGTGTCACAGAAAGAACGATTACAGCGCTAGTAGCTTTGCTAATAGATGTAATGTATCTGTTTACTGGGTAATAACGTGGATCAAAAGGAACGCGACGGAGGAATCCGCCTGTACCAGCACCACCTGGAGCAACCATATAAGCCAAGTTAAGACTTGTGTTAGTGACAACAGTGTCAATAGTGAAGTCATAACCGGAAATATTTAGCTGACCGGCAACGTTGTAATAGCGAACTACATCCCCGTTAGCAAGACCTGCAGTAGATGCAAGTGATACAACTGGAGGAGTAGCGTTAGTTGTCGATGTGATTGCTAAGGCATTTCCTAAAGAAACAGAAGCGCTGTCATCAACGAAAGTAAATCCGCCAGAGTTAGCTGCAAGAGTTGTAGGAAGAGCAATAGTTGCCGCACCGTTAGTTTTTGTAGCAAATACGCCTGAACCGATAGGCATTGAGGAAGTTCCCCAAGACATCATGACAGGAGTAGAAGCTGCTGTAGAACCTAAGTCCGTAATGTTAAAGAGTTCGATCTTGGTGTATCCAGAAGGAAGACTAAGATTGCGAACCAAACCATCGGAGGTAAAAGTTCCTGTTAAAATTGCTGTAATAGGTGTACTCATTTTTTATCTCCTTATGCTAGCGTGCAACGCAGGTTAAATACCCATTGGTCATTCAGAATTCGGGGCACTTCCGCGAATTTATAACCAACTGACGCGTTTAGAGCTAAAGGCCCATCATAAATAGGTGGACGATAGATAAACTGAGCGCTGTAACCATCTTGTTCGATAGCAGCAAAAGCTTCTCTACCAGCAACAAAGATGTTATAGACAGTAGCACCGAGCAATGATGCGTTCGGAGTTGTAGAACCAATGCTAGAAAGTAAGAATCTTACGTTAGCAACTGTTCCCCATTCTGGGTCAAGTGTAGACTGTTGATTTGGGTAGTTCCATTTTTGGATGAATCCAGAAACGTTGTCCAATTGACCGATAAGATCAGTATGTCCAAGTCCAAAGTAAGCATCACGTACTGGAGCTGTCCCAAAACGGTTTTCCCCTTCGATACCTGTCAAGAAGCTGTAAGCGTTATTACCACGGAGGGTTCTAACTACTGTATCAACGTCTGAACGAGTAATTTCAGTTGGGTTATCCCCGTTTGTACCGCCAACGCAGTTGATGAAGCTAGCAGTAGATGCCAACATATCTCTCATCAATTGGTCTTCAGTTTGTCTTAGAGAAACGCCCAAACGCTGAGCAGCTTCGTTAAGAACTGGATCTTGGTTCTGGAGCGTTACTTGCTCGTTAAGAAGCACATAAGTTCCGTAGAAATCCATTTTAGCGTCAATGTTGATCGCTGTTAAGTTTTGTGGTGGAGGTGTAACTCCGCTGTTCCCAAGAGGTACTGGAGCAGTTGCCAAAGGATTGTAACGTCTCATTCTAAGAGTCGTACCACCGTTTCTTGGCATTGCTTTCAGATCAGCTGGGATCTTGTGAATCATGTACGGAACGGGTACAGAGAGCAGCTTAAATGAAAAAGACTGCTGTACTGGAGCCGGAAGCGTACTTGTCGTTGTAATTGACATAGCAATTTCCTATTGTTAGCGCCCTATTTAATATCCCTTCATATCCTGTAACATCTGCTTATAGATCGCATTTTTACGTTCCTGCGTGAGAGGACCGTCATCAAATAAGTGGCTCTGAGCAATGGGGCTTTGTTTTGAAACAGCTTGGACCGAAAGAGGCTTTTTACTATTGACTTCAGCTTTTCTTTTGTCTTTGTTCATAGATTCGTCTCTCTGTGGCACAAACGCCTTTATATACTCATAGGCCAACTTAGCTTGACGATATGGATCGTCTTTAAGCAAAGTTAAGGATTCAGCGACATCGGGCTTTAGTTCGTTTAAAAGTTCTATATTTTCCCTAGTTACTGTGGAGCTATAGTCGTTGAACCGGGCTTGCATTCTCTCATCAACTGTAGATGCATCACGTTCACGAAGAACGGTTTCCGCTGTTTGTCTAGCTAATTTGGTGGCAAGCTTCTTGGCTTGGGCCACAGTGAGGATGTCATCCTCTGCTAACTTTGCGAATTCGTCCTCTTCTTGAGGAGCTTGCTTCTTGTTGATACTAGAAAACTGATCCCTAAGTTCAGCAATTTCTAAATCCTTTTGACGCATTTGCTTACGCATTTCGGCCCAGTTATATTCTGCGTCATTACGCGCTTGACGCTGTTCTTGGGTCTCTTGCGGCTGCTGCTGCGCATCAGTAGATTCTTCTGGCTGAACGACTTCCTCGACCACTTGGGTCTCTACGTTCGTATTTTCCTCTTCTGACATATTTTCCTTGGGTGGGCGATACCCTTTACGCCTATAAATAAAGTTGACGCGTTTACGACGCATACGAAGACAACTAAATAATTTACTTGATAACACGAGTAAACAATACTGTCAAAAATTATTTTAATGTGTGCAGAAATTGCTATGATGTGTTTAATATTTGATAGTCTTCACAGAAGGAGAAAGACATGAAGAATCTAATCTGTACATTTTTGCTTGGCAGCGCAGCCACAGCATTCGCAACTGATAGCTCAGCCGAAACCGTTTCGTTTGAACCAGCTAAGATAGTGACATCTCACCATGAACTTACACCTAACTTCCGATGGTTTAAGCACAAAGAGAACGGATACACTTATTCGAAGTACGTCGGTGGTTTCGAATACAACTATGAGCGTAGTGAAGGAATGAACTTTAATTCATTCTTAGGCTATTCAATTTATAAAGACAAAAGCTTCTTTACTGCCGATTGGTCGGTAAAATACCTAATTCCTACAGGCGGATATGCTACAAGTATGTCGGTCTATCCTATGGTTGGAATGACAAATACTTCACATTTTTCAACTAGCACAAATGACGAAACATTCCAAATCTACCGCTCAGCATTCCTTGGCGGCCTAGGGATTAATTACAACGTCCAGGATTGGATGACAATCGATACGTTAGTGTCTTATTTTAAAGACCTTTCTACAAGCTGCATCCTCCGTAAGGGAGATGAGTTCTGGGGTAAAAACTACTTTTCACCTTCAGGCTTTAAAGCAGCACTAACTTTCCGATTCCCACACTTAATGAGCAAAGACATCGAAATCGGTGGATTCTATGCTCAAACAATTAAAAAGTGTTATAAAGAATATGGTTTTAAAACTGCTGTTGCGTTTGCATTTTAAGGTAATATATGAAGAAATTACTAGGATTAATACTATTATCAACCACTATGTTTGCTGACGTTTCTAGTATAGAGCGTCCAAACATGTATCCAGGAAAAGACGCACAAAGTCATTTACTGGAAACAATAGACTACAGATTGTCGAATATTCATAACGACTTGGCTCTCTTGCGCGCCATGTTTATTGAATGTCAAAGAAGCAATGAGATACTCACCGTTTTAAACGAAAATCTAGTATCACTTATCCAAGAGCAACAAAGAACCACACAGTCAATTGATTATTTAAATTGGCAGCAAGATCACAAATTAGCAGAAAAACAGCCCCCTAAAAAGGGACCTTAAGTAGATAGC